CAAAATTTCAGCAATTAGATAGGGTTTTGGGGGAATCAAATCTACCAATACCATAGCTGCTTCGTACGCTGGAATAGTTCCTCCTTCAGGAACAAGATTAGAGTCCGTCCAGCCAAAACTTACATTGTGTAAACGACACTTATTACTTACTGGGTATTCTTGTGACGCTTTTACTACATAGTCTTTTTGTTCTGCCTTATTCTTCTCGTATAGAGAACCTTCAAAAGTAGAAATATAAGCAGCCATAGAGCCAGTATTAATGATAACTTTTTCTTGGTTTTTCCACTTTTTATGCAAAGTTTTTAGAAGATTTACTTGTGCATTTGGCATATAAGCATTGTTAAAAACAATATCAGGGCTCCATCTTAAAATTGCTTCAGCAGTTTTTAGCCCTGTACCTTCTACCAAATTATAACCAGTAGATCTACTGTATCCTCGTACATCGTACCCGTGCGCGTAGCACCAATCAAAAACTTCTTTTCCAATTCCAGAAGTATGCCCAGTAACAGCAACTTTTTTACGTCTAAGTTTGGGATAGTTCATAAGTTCAACTCTTGTAATCCTAGCTTTAAAGCAGAAAAAACTTTTAAAGAATCTCTAGTAACTATGTTATCTTTACTTTTTCCTGCTTTTTCGTCCCACCACTCAGGAATATACTCTGCGGGAGGACTAATACTAAAAACATATCTGTCTTTTTGTAGATTAAATACTCCGTGTTTTATGTGAGTATTTAGAAGATAATAATATCCATACCTATACTTTAGTTCTAAAGCCCTGAATTGAGCTTTGTATAGTGATTCTCCTAAAAAATAGGTATGACTATTAACATTGTCATCAAGAAGTAAGTTAATAGCTGCAGGGCGGTTTTCTTTGTCGACGTGAAAGCTATAAAAAGAATGAGGGTAGTTTTTCATGATAAAAGGTGCCCTCCATCCATTATCTAGCAGCTTACGAATTACCGTATCCTGTTCAATAATTTCAAGAGGGGCTTCCTTTAGCATAAAAGTCGTCCAACGCCACTGAGACCATCCTGTCTGGGCCTTACACCAATCAGACAGCTCTTGTATGACCTCACTACGAGTTTTTAACTCGTAATAGCAATCGGACGTCTTTAGCATTACTCGTAGTATTCCGACCACTTACCCATAGAGTAGTCGTCTCCGACTTCAACGTCGCATCCAACTGGGCACCCGGGAATCGAGACTCCTCGGTCTTTTTGGACGTATCCTACTAGAGTTTCGGAGTATTCGTCGACTAAATCTTCACGAACCTCTGCTAGAATAGAGTCATGTACTAGAGCAAAGATTTTTGCATCCATTCCAGTACGCACAATGTGTTTCTGCATATCAATCGCCCCAAGCAAATTAATATCAGAAGCAACAGACTGTACTAAAAAGTTGATTCCACTTCTTACTTCGTGTGATGCAATACCTTGGTCTTTACTATGGGCATTCGGCAGCCTGCGTTTCCGACCAAGCTGACTATAGATAAACGCATTTGCTTTGATGAAAGCAGCAGAATTATCTAGCCAGCTACGAAGATTAGGGAACGCTTGGAAATAGTCTTTGATTACTTCCGTAGCCTCATTGATTGAGAACTCTGTTCCAGAATCTTTAGAGACCTGCCAACTAATTTTGGAAGGTCCAGCACCATACATAATACCAAAGGTTACTGCTTTAGCTTGTTGACGCTTTGCTTTGTAAAGTGAGTCAACTTCTTCAACATCACAAGGCAGTTTAAAAACTTGCTTTGCAATGGTAGAGTGAAAGTTGCCTCCGGTTCGGAACACATCCATGAGTCCCTTATCTTTTGCTAACACAGCAGCAACATATACTTCAGCAGTGGTCAAGTCCATTGCAACAATTTTATAGCCTGGCCGGGCTTTGATGCACCCTTTGACAGTGGGATTGTCTCGGGGAAGCTGTTGCATATTTAACTTGCCAGAGGAAGATAGACGACCTGACGTAGTACCGTGCAAGTTGAAACCTGTACGAAGTCTACCGTCTCGATCTAGATTAGGAATAATCTTATCTAGATAAGTCGTCTTGATCTTCATTTTTTGACGAATATCCAAAATTAGCTTGGGAACTTCGTGTTGCTCAGCAAGTTGAGCAAGAACTTCTGCGTCAGTGGAATCCGCGCCTGTACCCGTTTTCTTACCCGTTGGGGTTAAGCCAATGTAATCATACAAGAGCGTACGAAGCTGCGCAGTGCTATTCGGGTTAAAGTTTTTACCCTGTAGCCGTTCAAAGTTTTTAACTTCTGGATATTCATACAGTCTAGCAATAGCATTCTCAATGTCTTTTGACATTTTTTCCTGACCGAGCTTTAGACGATCAATGTCAAAGGGAACACCGTTAGATTCTACCTGCTTGAGAAAATTACAGCCAGGAATAAGGATATTTTCATATACCCAAGTAAGCTGCTTGTTCTTAGCAAGAGCAGGCTTCATTTTTTGATAAAGTGCAAAAGTAACAACAGCATCCATTGCTGCGTACTTGTACATTACCTCAAAAGGAATCAAATCGTAACTAAAATCTTCCTTGAGAATACCGTGCTTTCTACGATACTCAGCAGACCAATCTTCTAGTTCTTTTTCATAGTCGCCATAAGCGGTATGTTTCAGAGCAAGAGTTTTGAGTCCGTGAGTACCGGGGTTTTCGTCAAACATATAGTGCATAAGCATCGTATCATCAAATTTAGGAAATTTGAAGTTGAAGTGATACTCAAACCACTGCAAATCGAATTTTGCGTTGTGGAACACTACAGTCTTCTTGTTGAAAAGCTCCTGAAAAAGAGCCTCAACTTCCTCGTCAATAACTTCTACATCAATATACGCACCGTGATCGGGCTCGTAAGCAAGGCATACACCTAGCATATAGCCATCGCGGCAAGCAAGTGCAGAAGTCTCCGAGTCAAGAGCAATAAAGTCAAAAGGAGCACTAAGTGCATTCTTTAGATACTTTACACACTCTTCTTTTGTGCGAATGCCATAGCATTTATCTTCGCCAAGAGTTTCTTGCTTCAAGTCACCTGAAACGTAACCGCTAATGCTTTCGACGGCTTCTTCAAAAGCCTTCTTTACTTCAGGTTTGAACTTAATAGCAGCGGGATTTACCAAGCCTAGGAACTTTTGGTCAATAATTTTACCGTTGTACTCGGTGATCGAGCTTTTACGAGTAAAATGCTTAAAAGGCTCTGCTCCAACTAGAATAATCCAGTCAAAGGTATCAATATCAATGTTAAGATCAACATCTTTCTTCATAACTTTCTTCACACTGCTATCAGAGCAGAGTGCAAAGCGCTGAAACTCGAAAGGAAAATACTTGTCGAAGTTTACAGAAGAAGGTTTTGATTCAATAAGCGCAATTGACATTAGCCGTATAACCGTTTTTTAAGTCTGTTAATCTGGTCTGCATTGAGATTACCGGGATCGGTATTCTCAGGCAGGGTGATAATCTGCACTGATAAATCCATTTCTTCAGCTAGAGTTTTTATTTGTTGTGCTGCTTTTTTACCTGCGGCATCGGCATCGAACATAATATCAATACCAGTGACGCCCTGTAGTTTTAGCAGCGACAACTTAACCCAATCTACTTGTTGAGTGCCAAAACAGCACACGGTATTCTTTAGTCCCTTATCCCAAAGGTTAAGAGCATCAAAAATACCTTCAACCAGAATTACTCTGTTACGAAGGGGTTTTACTTTAGCAGGACAAAGTGGCATTTTTACTCCATGAGGATAAATATAATACTTATTCTCACCGAGACCACTAATTAGTCTGCCTATGAGTGCTACAGTTTTACCTCGCACGTCACGAATCGGAAAAATGATTCGACCTTCAAACTTAGGAACATTCCATGTAAATGCCTGCCAGATTCGTAAGGTTTCCTCAGAGATATTTCTGAAGCCGCCTCCCTTCCACTCTATACGATCTTCTGGCAGTTTGATTCCTACTGTTGATGCACGGGTTTTTGCAATTTTATCTTTAATTCTATGTAGCCGTACTTCTAAAGGACTTGCGGGGGCTCCAAAGTAAGTAAAAATGTTACCTTTGAAACCGCAAGAAAAACAGTGCATAGTTCCTGTGATTTTATCTACCCTGAGCGATGGATTTGAATCGTCATGCTCTGGATTTAGACACTGAATAAGAGCGTCTCTTCCTTTTACAGAAAACTGTATTCCTTTTTCTTCTAAAAGATCTACTGCTATCATGACTACTATTATACCAAGCTAGGAAGTTGTTGTCAAGAACTATTTTTTGAAAACTAGTCTTTCCCCGCGTCCACGCGCTTCTAAATAAATAATCTCAGTATGGCACGTTTGATACTTACGAATTTTTTCTTCCCACCACTCTTTGGGCTTAATAGTGACGTGAGCGTTAGTCCCATCACTAAGCTTAGCTCTAGCAGGATAAGAGGCTACCGTTGCAAACACAAACTGAGTTCCTTCACTATACCAATACTGGAGAACTTCATCAATTCTTTCTTCAGGAATATGTTCAAGTACATCAATACTGATTACAGACTGAAACTCAGGGGGCTCAGGTGCCTTAGAATACTCTGGAATACCAATATCAAAAAGAATTACTTTATTAATATCCCAGAGTCTTTGAACGTGTCTGCCCTTGTAAGAGTATGCTTTGCCACACCCGAAGTCAAGCATATTTGTACCAGGAAACTGCTGAGTAAGATCCTGAATATTCCAGCACCAATAAAGAGTCTGCTCTCCAATCATGTAAAGTCGATCTTTACGAGAGTGCATTTGCTGGTATTCTTCAATCATTCTTTGTGTAGCAAAATCAGAAATTTTCATTCAAAGTCCCAAGGCGTATTATGCTCCAAAGAGTAGTCCCAAACTAGAAACGAAAGAGTTAGGCGTGTTTCGCCCCAGGTTTTATCTCTTTCAAATCGGAGACACGGAGTCAAATAGACTCCGCTCTCACTACGGTAGCGCATTAATCGAAAGTTTTTAATCTTAAAAAGCTCACCATATTTCATAGTTGCTCCAGAATAAACTCCGGGTTCGTGTAGAAATAGGGATCAGTTTCACAGTCATCTTCTTTGCCGCCTTCGACAAACCAAGACTCAATGTTGCCATTATTTACTACAACAGCATAACGCCAAGATCGAATACCAAAGCCTAGATTTTCTTTACGAACAGACATTTGCATATCTTCAGTAAACTTAGCGTTTCCATCGGGAATGGGCTGAACATTTTTTACGCCTTGTGCTTCAAACCACTTGTTCATTACAAAGGCGTCATTTACACTTACGCAGTAAATCTCGTCAATTCCTTTCTCTTGAAACTTAGGAAAAAGTTCATCAAAGCCAGGAAGTTGATAGGTCGAGCAGGTAGGAGTAAATGCTCCTGGGAGAGAAAAGATAATTACTCGCTTACCTGCTACGAAATCGAATGTGCTTTTTTCTTCCCAACGATAAGGGTTGGGGCCTTCAATACTTTCATCACGCACTCGCGTTTGAAAAACCACATTAGGTAGAATCTTAGGAAGCCGATTCCAACTATACTCGGTATAACTATCTAGATCATCTTCATGAGTAAAGATTTTCACTTAAAACTCCTTTATGTTTCCAGGGGAGAGTATCCCCGATGCGTTCAAATTCGGTCATTGCAACCCCGCTGGGGTCTGATTTGTCGATATAGTGTTGACTTTTCCAGGCAAGCTCAATCATTTGAAACCAGATTGCAATTGCTTTATCTCGAAAGTCTTTGTCTCCCCAAAGGTAGAAACAATTCCACCATTCCTGATCAAAACGAGCTACTCGAATTGGTTGATTTAAAACTGGACTATGAGGCTCTCTCAGTTTTAAATCAAAGCAGGCACGAATTCGTTGACTACCTACAATTGGATACCAGTTTGGCATTACTAGAATAGGAGCTAAAATACCACTTGTTTTTACACTTTCTAGTAGAGGCTCATTTAGCGGCACATTTCCAATATTTTGCCAGACAGTTGGTTCGTGTAGTAGCTCTTCTGGTGTTCTAGTGTACCATGTATGAGGCGGAATTGCTACTTTTTCTGCCGTTTGTCGGCTAATTCTATCGTATGCCATACGTTATGCTCAATAAGATTCTTGAATGGAAAAATTTCATAGATCACTTTACCAATCGCTTGAGCTATGTCGATGTGCTCTTTTTGAGTACCGTTTGCTCCTCTTAGCTCGATGTAATGAATCCAACTCCTCAGAGTCCCATTCATATACATCCGACTCACCGTATTGCCCTCTGGTAAAACTGCTCTTGCTTGCTCTTTTGCGATACCATTTTGGATGGCCCATTGATATGCTTCCTTTGCTTTATCAATTACTTCTTGTTGACGCCTAGACCACTCAAGATCAAATTCAAAGTCAATACCTTCATCAATACTATTTTGACGATTTTTAGGATCTTGAAGTCTTGTTGCTCTAAGTTCAAAACTTAAATCTGTGGTTGGGTCCGCGTAACGCTGGGAAAATTCTTGGAAGCTAAACGATCGGTGCCGCAATATCTGCCGCGCAATATCTCGGGTAGTTTCAATCTCCATACATACGCTGACCATTTCAAACGGAGACCAATGCTTATGCTTAATAAGATATTTTAGAAGCTTTTCAGCAGTCTCCGAATTCATTTGATTACTAGGATTACTTACACGAGCCGCATATGCAATCAGCCCCTGCAAATCTCGCAAGTTGTCGTCAAAAAGCTCTTTTGAGGGAGCACTGTAACTAATTAGTTTGACTTTCATATTTTGGCCTGTAATATAACTTTTTCCATCTACATGGATTATAATTAAAAAAGTAAATTAGTGCAAGTTGATAAATGCCTAGCACATCAAGTATTTCGTAGTGATCTTCTTTGCTATGGGCAGTTCCAATACTATAAAACTTTTTATCTGCTACCCAAGGCGTAAATCCCGTTCTTCTAGAAAGAAAATCCCATTTGTCGGTTAGGTATTTGTCTTTTAACGGGATATGCGTTACAAATAAACTCTGTGCAAGATGAAGATCAAACTGATCTTCCCACTCTTTTGGAACATTACCTCTATGTTGCATTCTCCAAGGAATATCTCTATTTCCTTTAGCATTTCTTTCTAGAGGCTTGATACCATTAAAAAGCCCCGCATATTGATTTCTATTCTTGCAATGAAAATCAACCACCCATCCCTTTAAAGGTCTTTCAGGAAGCAGAGACCGCAATTGCACTCTATTCAACCCTGGGTGTATTTTTATTTTCTTCTTTCTAATATCGCCCCAAATTAAGATAGGGTCAACGAAGCCTTCTCGAAGAACTGAATCTATGAAGTAATATAGTCTCCAAGCAATTCGAGTTTTATTGTGATTCAACCAACGCCCTACACTTTGATCAGGAGGTAGTATGCTTAGAATTTTTTCGTCTACATCTACCTCAAACAGAGCGCATCTGTTAGGGTCATAGCCTGATTTATCATAAGTCAGCATAGCTTTCGCCAGTTCCCATCATTTCTTCCTTCATCTTCTGTCGCTCGTCAGGGTCTATTGCGCTGTTAGGACCAATCTTGAGACAGTCCCAATCAATCTCAGAGATAAAGGATTGCATTTCTCCACTTCTCATTTTATCGCAGCGGAACTTCATACAGTTTTCTTCTCTGCCCCAATGCTGAAGGGTATAAGCAGCATCTACTGCGTCAAGAATACCCTTTGAGAATCGAGCATTGCCCTGAACGTCAGTTTGGAAAGCAGAAATTACAAGACAGTTTTGTTCTTGTGCTAGAGCCTTGAGGCCCTTACTAATTTCAATCTGCTCAGTCCAATCATATTGCCCGTTTCCTTTACTTGGAGCGTTGTGGCGCTTAACCTGGTTTAGATAGTCAACTACTACTAGTCCGAGATCAGGATATTGTACTTTCTTTTGCCTCACTGTACTAATAATCTTTGCTAGAGTTAGAGAAGGATCGTAAAAGACGTCCATCTGATTTTCGCGCTTCAGAGTATAGTTTCTAGAGAGATCGTAGTGAAACTTATCAAATTCTTGGGAGAGATCATACTTAGATAAAAGCTCATTAGCTCCTTCAAAACGATCTGCCCACCATTCTCCAATTCGCTGCCACTCTTTATCAAAGAGATTTCGTTTCATAAGGCGACCGAGAGGGATACCCGTACTCATTGAAGCCATACGCTGCAAGATTGGGCGAGCATCCATTTCGATAGTAAAGTAAAGTACAGAATGTCCTCGTTCTCTGGCGTTTACTGCAATATTACAGCAAGTAAATGACTTTCCATGACCACGTTGAGCACCCACAACGACCAAGTCTCTGGGAGAGAAGGAATAATTTGCGTCATAGTCACTATTCAAGCCGAGAGGCAAGTACTTAGATAGTTCTTCTTCAGAATCAAATAGCTCAATATCTTCCATAGTTTCACTATCAATGGAAGTATCTACTCGATCCTGTACTTGGACTACGATTTCTTGTAGTGCATCAATATTCTCTTTAGCATCTGCTACAGAAATCGTATTATCAAGGTAATACTCAATTTTAGCAAGAATCTCGCCTTGAGTAAATTGATCTTTGAGGTATTCTAGAAGCTCGAAAGCTGGTGTTTCAGTTTCGACAGCCTCTATCGCATAAATCTTTTCTTGAAGCTCGCGCGAACGCACTTCGTATTTGAGATCCTCAAACGAAGGTAGAGCTTGAAACTTATGGACGTGCTTGTCCACTATCTTCCAGAGCTTTTGATAGTCGCCCTCGGGTAGATAGTGTTGCTTTAGCCGGTTCCAAGTCTCAAAATCGTTATGCGATAAAAGTTGCTTGAGCAGCGCGCTCTCAATTGCCATGTTCTCTCCCAAAGAAAAGCAGAGGAGACCGAAGTCTCCCCTGCTCTACTAGACAAACAACGCGCTATTAGACTCGTTCTTTACGAGCAGAACCGTCGTAGTCTGCGCAAGCCAGGCCGCGACGAGTCAGCATGGTCTTAACACCACGCACCGTCTTGCCAATAGCTTCTGCGACTTCTTCAACAGTCATACCGGCAATATCGAGATCAGCCAGGGGATCGGCTTTGCTCGTGCCTTTGGTTTCACGCTGCTTCGGAATAGCTGCAATCGTGCCTGCACGCAGGAGCGAAAGAGCTTTACCCCGAATCGAGTTGACTTCACGACCCATTGCTGCTGCAATGTCTTCGATGAAAGCACCGTCATTGACGAGAGCCACAAACTGGGCTTCTTCTTCGTCAGTGTAGGTTTTCACTGCTTCCACTTTCGGAGCGGGACGCACATGAGCGGTCAACTGCATAGAAAGGATTTTGCCCTGGATAGACTTAGCAGAGAACTCGCCGCCAGCAAAGTGCTCAGCAATTTCTGCATAGGTATAAGTACCAGAGTTATCCTGCACGAAGGCAGCAAGAGTTGCCTCTTGATCTTCGCTAAAAGACTTGCCTGCACCAGCAGAAGCAAGTTCAACATCATAGCCCATTTTCCGGAGCTTGGAGGACACAGAACGAACAGAGGTTTCGAGATCTTCTGCTGCTTGTGCGACCGTAGCTTGGGAAACGGGGCTTTCACCATCAACGAGCGATGCGAGTTGTGCGGTACGCTCGTCAGTCCACTTAGGTAGAGCCATTATAGTTATTCTCCAATAAACGTCAGTAAGTTTTCAACAATCTGAACACCCCGTTCCCGAGCTGTTCGTGTTTTGGCAGATTCAATGCCAGACTCATTTACAAGGTGAGTACAGTCTTTTGTAAGACTGGTTTTTACTACATAACCGTAGTTTTCTAAATACCTCTGTGCTTCAGCCTTGGTTTTGAACGAACTTAGTTTTCCACTGATACAAATAATACCAGCACAAGGACCACTAATGGTGGCAACATTTTTCGTCTTAAAATCAAAAGGAAGAAGTTTATCTAGGTCATATGCAAAGAACTCTTCATCTAACCAATCCAGTAGATTGGCTGTGGCTTTCGGACCAATACCGGCTTCTTCACAGGTTTCGGCGGTAATATCTTCAATGGAAGATACTACAGAGCATAACTTTTTAGAAGCAGATTGACCGATAAGCGGAATAGAAAAAGCTGGTAGCACAGTTTCTAGATCGGCCTGTTTAGACTTTTCTATTTCTTGGACTAGTTTTTGTGCCAGCTTTTCAGAGCCTAGTGTTTCTGAAATCTCCTCAACAGAAAGCGCATAGAGGTCTGTGTATTCTTGGAGTTCCAACTTATGCAAAGTTGCAGGGCCAAGTCCCTTAATCTTGAGAGTTGAAGCAAAGTGCTCGAGTTTTTTCTGCCATTGAGCAGAACAGTCCTTGTTAGTACAAAAGAGCTGCGGATCTTCAAAAACAACGGGAGCGCTGCAAGCAGGGCATTCCGTAGGCATTTGAATCTCGAACATTTGCTTCTCCTCATTTCTATTTATATATTATATCGAAACTTTGAACTTATGTCAAGAACTTTTTTCGGGAAGCTGCCTCAATTCTTTGCATCAAAATTTTGATCTTCTTCGTAGACGTAGGTATCTTCTTTATAAACTTTTCGCAGCCTCCACTCAAAATACTTTATTCGTATTTTTCTAGAACAGCTATCCAGTAAATCTTTTATCCAACCCATTTTTCTTTATATCCTTTACAATTTTATTAGCCATCCACTCATGAGCTTCTTCTAAAGGATGATCTTTTAGGCCAATCGGTAGATCGTGCATTTTACAGTAATCGTAAAAGCCTGGCTCTTGAATAAAAGGAAGCTCTTTTAAGATTTGGTCTTTGGATAATTCAATCGAAACGCTATCAGCGCTAGTACAATCCCACGTTTCCCAATCTAAAATATCCAAATAATTTACATATTGAGTTCTAGAAAAAGTATAGAACAAATAGGGAACGCCCATTGCTTCTAGAAAATACTTTACACTTAGCATGTACTGTAGAGTATACCTAAGATTCCAGGGCACGTTTTTGACATTCTTCATATAGTTATTAAGACTGTCATAGTGTACCTTACTTTGATCTACGCTTTTACTAGAATTACACTTTGAATTTGCCTGTAGAGTATCTTTATCTACAGTATAGTTTTTCCAGGTAGCATTTTTCCAGCCCCATTTTCCTCGAGCATATTGAAAAAATTCTTCTCTGTTTGGTCCGCTCCACATAATTACTACAAGTTTAGGCTTCTTTAAAATAACGTCCGTCATTGTAGTTCTCCAAATTCTAGCATTTGAAGAACCTACTTTTGCGTTATTCCATTCTTTTTCGCCAAAAGTATCTGAGACTAACCTAGAGAATCTAGACGCAAAAATACTTCCTAGCTCATACCCATATGTAAAGCTACATCCATTAAAGTAAATCAAAACACTTTTACCTTATACTTCTTTTCAAAGTCTAGAGCATCTTGCTCATTGTTTACCATTGGTTGCCCTTTGATATTCAAAGAGGTGTTCAGAAGCATGGGCACTCCTGTGATTTCATAAAATTCTTCTAGAATTTGTCGAAATACTGAGCGACTATGTTGCGGTACTAACTGCACTCGCGCAGTTCCGTCCACATGAGTAACTCCTTCATAATTATGTTTTGCTTCGGCTACGAATTGCATATATTCATTCATAGGGCCTTCAAAATACTCGTTTGCAAACTCACTAAGAATAGCAGGAGCAAAAGGACGAAACTTTTGGCGTCGTTTTACATTGTTTAACTTACGTTTAATATCTGATATACGAGGATCGCCCAACAAACTGCGATTGCCAAGTGCGCGAGGACCAAACTCAGCTTGACCATGCGCGACTCCGGCCACTCCTTTTTTGGCAAGGTACTGAGCAACTTCTCTAGGATTAATCGGTCTGTCAATGTCATACCCCAAATAAGTGTCTTGAAAAGGAACTTTCTGTTTAAGGTACCCAAGAGCAGCTCCGAGAGAGCTTCCAGCATCACCGGGACTTGGCATAATCCAAACATTATCAAAATGCGCTCTAAGTTTAGAGTTAGCTACACAATTGAGTGCAACTCCGCCCCCATAACAAAGGTTTCGTCCCATAGGTTTCCAGGGCGTAATAAATTCCAGAATTTTTTCTTCAATTGCAGCTTGAGCACTTGCTGCAATATCCTCGGGTCGATGCCCTTTAAAGTCGTTTAGCGAAAAACCTCGATGAAGATTGCGGCTAAAACAATCCCCCATGTCAATGCAGGGATTCCCAAAAGCAGCCATCCCCATCGTAATGTACTCATCTTCGTTAGGTCGTAGTCCGATTCGTTTGGTGATCGCACTGTAAAATAATCCCAAAGAGAAAGGGTAAAATTTCTCCTCAACCAATATTAACCCGCTGGGGCTTGGTTTCCAAATACTAGCAGTTGCCCACTCGCCTATTGCATCAATTACTGCGATAACGCATCCAGTATAATCGAAAGGAGAGGTATAGTAAGCGGCTGCTGCATGAGCTTCGTGGTGCGATACGAAGTCATCTGCAAGTTCTGCATTAGCTGAATATACGGGGCCTTGCCCATGTATCATTCTCCTTTGATTCTTTAATGAAATATCTTCATAGTATACTCTAAAGTCATGAGGAGTGCTACGAAGTAATTTATCCGGAATACTCGGATCATTTTTAATTCGAGTATACCGTTCAGTATGTGTAGCAAAGTTTATTGTACCAGTGTCCGAGTCTACTACTGCGATTGCTGCATCATGAAACCCTTCACTAATTCCTAATACTTTCACTGTTTTTCCAATACCACAACGTATTTATTAGCAGGTTTATACACTTGTTCTTTTTGAGATAGCCATTGACTAAAAATATATTTTTGATCTATAATTTTTGCTTTGATATGTTTTAGTAGTTTAGGTCGCCACCAAGTGTCTTCTTCGACAATTAAATGAGCATTTCTACCGTCCGGTAAAAGCTTAGCAGCGGCTGAAGTAGCAATATATAGGTAAGCAACTTTAGTAAACAGACTATCAATATGTTTCAAAACATTGTCTAGATACTCTGGCTCAATATGCTCTAGAACATCTGTGCATACTAGCATTTCCGCAGGCTCTAAAGGCTTCTCTCTAAATTCAGCATACCCAGGATCATATCCAATACAATGTCCGTACTGTTCTTGCAGAAGCTTAACTAGCACTCCTTTTCCACAACCATAATCTATAAAAGTCTTGGGCTGATACTTATCAATCCAAGGCTGAATATCTTTTAGAGTAGTTCTACCTCCAAAGATACCAAAATTTTTTCGAGTATCATGCAAAGTTTCTAGTTGCTTAATATAATAGTTACTAATCAGTTTCAATTATTGAACTTCCAAAGTATGCGCATAATGTCTAGATTCCATCCAAACACAATAAGTCATTCTAGTTCCCGAAATAAGAGGGGCAACTCTATGCGCGTGAATAGCAGTATAAATTAAAAGATCCCCTTTTCGTAATTCTATAGGGTCTTTATGTCCTTCAATGTAAAACTCTCCACCTACATAATCTTCGGGATCACTTAACATTATTACAGCAGAGTATCTTCTAATTCTTTCCCAATTTTTTAACATTTGAAGATTATAGATAATGTCTTGGTGCCAGGTATATTCGTCTCCTGGGGTATTGTATCTATAAATTGCTGTAGTTATAGTGTTATTTTGTAGGTCAGGTACTCTATAAGTTTTTTTATTAAAAGCTCTTATCGCTGAAAGTACACCTTTGTTGTAAGCGATTCCTGAAGCTATATTTGCAACTTCTCTTTTTCCGTATTTTACTTTTACGGGACGCCAAGAAACTACATCATCTAAAACATGATCTATAAAATCATTATTCCAGTAATTTCTTGCTATTCCGATAAAGTTACAATGATCTGTTTCGGACGGAATAATTACTATCGGTTTTTGTACTTTTTTCATCGTTTTTTAGGGAAGCTATTTAAGATTTTACTGTCAATTCTAAAACACTCAGTATGACCGCCAAACTTATGAGAAGGATGGAATTTATCCGCAGCAAATTCTTTGTGTAGTCTTTGCTCCTCTTGGAATACTTCATAGAGTGTAGCAGAATAAGTTCGTTGAATTCGAAGATCATATCCTGTAAAGCCTCTGCTCCTTTTAATAACATGCCGCCAGTCTTTTCCACTAGCAATTCCAACTTTAATACATTCGCGTTCAAATGTAGTTTTGTTTACTAGAATGACGCCGTAAAGTACTCCTTCTCGCTCTCGTTCTTCAGGACGACTTGCAAAGTAAGTTTCGTTATATACGCCTACGGACATTTACGGACCACTCTAGGAATAATTTCTCCACTACGAATAACTTCAACATTGCACCCAATCTCTAATTCAAGACTACGAATATATTCGATATTGTGCAATGTTGCTCGAGATACTACTGCTCCGTCAATTTCTACGGGCTCTAGGATTGCTGTCGGTGTGATTACTCCGCTTTTGCCAGTATTCCACTCAACGTCAATTAGTTTTGTTACTACTCCGTGTTTTCTTTCTTTGAGAGCATACGCAGCACGTGGATGATGAGCTGTATATCCCAAGGATTCAAAATGATCATAATTATCTACTCGGATTACCTTTCCGTCCTGGGGAAACTCGTCCCACGGTCCATCTAAAACTGTCTTAAACCCCCAATCAGAAAGAACTTTCATGCTCTCTGTAAAAGTTTCTCTAGGACGAGGCCAAATGTCATAGGCAATAAAAGTTAGATCCTTTTCTTTAAATTCGTCTACACTTTTTAAGCCAAGAGCACCTGCCGCATAATTTCTAGCGTTCTTAATAGTCTTGGGAGCTACTACTTCTCCAGTAATCTGGAAATGTGTGTCTATCATCGGCTTGATAAGATTTGGTACTAGATGTTGAATCTTGGTAGAAATATCTAGACCTTCTTCACCATTTCCTCGAGTGATTGCAGACCCAAAAAATTGATAAAGATAATTAATAGAGATAGCAGCGCCATCTAGTTTAGGAGTTTCTACTGTAGGCACTCCATAGTTTGGCGGCTCAGTTTCTCCAATAAATACTTTCTGAAGCGAATACATTTTTCGCTTGTGCTTAAATTTTACACTGTGACCATTTACATTATGCCCGATACTTTCTTCATGATCTTTGATAAGCGCATCATATTCTTCATCTGAAATGACGGGCATACCTTTGTAGTATTGGTCTTTAACGTATTTAATCCAAGGAGTTGTCACAATAGTGCCTTATGATAGTTAAATGCAATTCGATGAAGTAGTCGTTTGTCCATACGTTCAAAATAATGTCGCTTATGTACGCTCAACCACTGCTCACTAATAACCACATCGCCATCTTCCCAGTGATGGTCGTATCTATACTTATCTTGAAGTACATGATTCTTTAGTTTCTGGAAAAGATCGCCTTTAAACCCGCCCATAATCTGTAGAAATGGGAAGAACAATCCTGTGACTCCTGCTTCGTTAGTATGTACAAGGTGCCATTCATTTGGGGAATGATGCTCCGGAAATAGTTCTCTCTCCTCAGTATACATTCCTACTTTGTACCCGCAAGTAAACTTCTGTGGTTCTAGTAGTTTTTTAACTTGAGGAAGTAAATCTTCATACGCTAGCTGCATATTGATCCAGCTAGTCGTACTGCCCTTTGAGCCTTTTACAGCGTATAGCCATACCATACTATGACGATTGGCATTTGATGCTTGATTACAATGCCAATCGAGGTCTGATTTGTGCCCGAACAGTCCTTCTTTCCCATCTTTGTTCTTCTCTCCCGTTACTCGTACAACGTACTCGTTGATAGCAACGTGCTTGGAAAAGGGAGCTAGAATGTAGTGACAATCACCACACCACTTACACAACTCGACTTCTCTCTGGTGAGAAAGCTCCTGATTCTTAATTACGACTACCAAATCTGTAGCGGTAGTCATAATAATCTGGTGCATTTCTTCTTTAGAAATGGTGTTCAGATCTACATCATAGATTTCTGTAACCCATCCGATCTTTCTAATCTTCATTGCCCGCTGATCCTAGAAGTATAGTCTGCAATTTCTTCGTCCCACCACTCGGGCTTCTCACGATGTTTCCAAGTGCAGCCTTTCTTAATGGCTGCCTTGTCCTTCATATAAAACATTTGATAAGACTTTACAGCATCCTTACTTTTCAACTCGTCTGGCATTGCCTGAGCAAAAGGAGTAAGTCCGATGTTTGGTAAAGAAATATCAGGAAGTTTAAGAATCACTTCTGCAACAGATTTGTGAGACTTGCCCCCGTAACGATAGCCGTACTCATCATTGAGAGCCAGAGCGTAACAGAAAAGCCACTCGTAATTTTGTTGAGAAGTGCGTGCCCAAATAGTACAAGGGTGATTGTACATAGTAGGAAGGTAAGGATAATGCCTAGGAGCATCCGACTTTCGCTGTGAGATTGTTCCCCATTCATCAGACGTAAGTTTCCTCGGTACATAGCCCACGAATTTATCAATCCAGTGGACAGTACATAGCATTTGTGCAGCCTCTAGCGGCATCTTGATGATATGAGCATCAATATGCCACTCGGCACACTTGTCAATGTCGGTATCGTGTAGTATAAAAATATTCATAGGGTTATTATACTATACGAGAGAGGTATTGTCAAGAACTATTTTATTCCAGGTAGATCTTATCAAGCAGATCTTTGAAATGTGTTTCAAGAATATTTTTAGTTTCAGCAAGGGAAAGAATCTCCACTAATCCTTCAAACAAATTTCTAGAATTATCAAAATCCAACTGTATTGCTACGCCATCGGTTGTTGGCTTCCATTCCTCGTCAAAGTCCTGGTAGTATTTTCTGAGGTGCAGATATTCGACTCCTCGAAAAGTATTTACTGTTAGAAAAACTTTTTCGTGAGTTTTTTCGTTAAAATGTATCTCTTTCTCGTACAGAGGGGCTTCTTCAAACTCTATCATTTTTAAGCACTGCCGATAGAGGTACAATTGAAGTCACGTTATCTGGATTGAGAAGTCGATACGAATCTGTATCCCAGCAAAATAAAAGAACTTGCCCTTCCTCAGGCTTTGCTCTATTTCTTTTTGTCTGGATATAGTCATTGTTAAAGTCTAGAGTGCAAACATTATACTTGAGTCGATTTGAATTTTGACTTCTATAAGTGATGATTGCATCGCCACACTCTGTGACTTTACTTACAAATTCCTCTTTTGTCATGCGGTATCCTAATTACATTACTACTTGGTACTGACCCGCATGGTGTTTTCTAAATGCACAAAAACACCGGAGCAGAGCCCCGGTGTTCCGACCTTCGGGAGAAGGGTTTAGGCGGCTTCGTTAATCTTAGTAATGACTTCTGCAAAATACTTTGCAGCCTTACCAGTCAACTTGCCGATAATTGCATCATCAGGCTCGATCCCTGCATCGGAGAGAGCTGCGCGAACTGCATCTTGTGCTGCCGAAACAGACACACGACCACCGCCGCCAGCGCTTGAAGAAGAACTACCACCAGAAGCGGGAGTCTTTTTCACATACACCTCAGCACGAGACAGAACCATGCGAACACCATTTGGGCTCTCGCCTAACTCAGCCGCAATTTCTTTCACAATCTCCATGCTGTTTTCAGGAGTCGGGTTTTGTGCCGTATACATCTCGACTGCCCGCGCCTTCATATCATCATCCCAAGCCACTCGTTTTCTCCTTAGTTTAGTGGTTGAACCTGGACAACTTCCTAGAGCTTTTAGTTGCTGTTGATAAAATCTATCGCCCATAAACTTATTTCCCCAGTTGATAGATATATTATATAGAAAATCTGGGATGTTGTCAAGGATTATTTTTTGAACCTATAGTAGCCAAATGTCAGAAGATCTTTTTTCACAATGGGCTCAACCTGCTCGAGCAATGCGTCGTCATACCAACGCTGCCAATGCTCTGTTGGAACAGGAGCATTCATGTACCCACTGGGATCTAGGTTAAACGCTTCTAACTCTGCTTTTAAATTTTCTAGATGCAGAACTGGTTTTGTCTGGTCAATAAGATCTGCTTGTGGCGTAATGTTTTGTTTCTCTAGCCAAGGGCCAAATCCAATTCGCACCCAATCCTCTAAATAAAGCGAGACAAGCCTTTCATAAGGATTTCTTACAATATTAGTAGAGTTTGTTGTCGTGGGCTTTTCGTTCATTATCTAATTCTCGGACGAGCTGATAAATATCATCAACTCTATAACGGTCCATAGGTTCTCGTACTTCGCGCTGTAATACTTTTTCAATAAAAAGCAGCTTGTCTAGTAAGGCATTTAGTTTAGTGTTGACTTGCTTTTTCTTATGAATGTGCATATCAGTACCATAATTAAGCATCATCGTTTAGAAAATCGTCCCAGAACTCCATCAAAACTTGTAGCTTTTCTTGTGCTTCCGCCATCTTTTGGATCTCAAAATCCATAGCTTCAATAATTCCAGGGTGCTCTCCAATGCCTGCTGGATTGCAAAAGTACACAGAAAGATTAGCAGCGTGTTTTGCATACTCTCCTGCATAATGCTTTTCCATCGCAGCATATAAAGTACTATTAAGATTTCTCACTTAGTATTCCTCCTAAGTAGCTTCTAATAAATAATGATTGATGTTTGTTACTTAGTACGGGCAAAAGCAAAAGGGGCACAAAGAAAAAAGTAAAGCAAGAAAAGAATACTAAATTAATGTGCCTATATCTATATACAACATGGCCAGCTTTTATTTTCCCTAGAAATTTCATAGAAGGCAAATAAAGCCTAATAATGACCATAAGCCAGGTTGCTAGCCATGCGACAGCAATATAGTTATACGGAAACTCCATATTGTTCCAAGTGTTTTAGGCTTCCTAGATCATACGCCGTAGCATACGCATAAAAACCTCCATTTTCTACAAGAGAAAATTCATCCGATCCTCGACTGACTTTTTTCACATAAATTTGGTAGACTTTGCTTTCATACTTCTGCTCATAGTCTACTACTTCAAAGCCTTTCTTGGAGTTTTGATACTGTGTACTTAACTCCTGAATAATCTCAGCAGGAGCATTGTGAGTTGCGGACCAGACTTTATCGCCTGGTGTAAATTGCTCTGCAACACAGCTTTCTGGAAGCATTTCTGCAATCCGTGCCCGTGAAGATGAAGGAACCTTTTCTGGAACACCGAGTCGCTCAATCACTGCCTTTACAAAAGAAGGGGAGCGATATAAACGCTTTGCGATCTCAGAGATAGGATCTCCATCTAGATAATCTTGTGCGATCGTTTTAATTTCATCAGAAGTAGCAGCCCGACCGCGATTCTGGCTTTTGCGCTTCTCCGTATATTCTTTTCGTTCTAGAAAATCATCAATAATTTTTTGAAGCCGCGTAGTATTATATGCGATATTTAGAATCTCGCAGGCTTCTTTTTTAGTAATAGGCTTAGTTTCCGAAGAACTCGGGTGCAGTAGACTGATTACCTTCTGAATATTCGCCGCCGTCAAGTTTTCGGTCTTTCCAGCTTTGATTCTTTTGGCCAATGGTTTTCTCCCGTTCGGCTTCAGTGATACCAATGAGAATAACTGCGTAGTGAATTACTTTAAAAAGATCGTCTAGATTTCGACCTTTCTTTTTACCCCAGCGAGCTGCATACTTAATCATGTTGCCGACACAAAAGCCTTCGCCATGATTTGCAGAGAAGATTAATTCTGTAGGCTGGATACTCCCCTGGGAGTAGTGCCCTTTGTAAGTAGAGTCTAGATACTCTTTAAACCACTCTAGAGCTTTATCTTCGTTGTACTTATACATTTTCTTCCCTTGGTGCAGAGGACCAAAATCCTATTTGTGTCAACCTTCCCGTTTCCTTGGAATCTCCAAACCATGAAAGTGTTGGAGCATGATACTGAATTCCTGGGTAAATAATACAGCGATTAAAAACATTTTCAATAGTAACATGGGGAATCCAATCATCTTTATCTGGCAAATCTGAGTCTTCTAGCCTACCGTAAAAGTGATTACTACCTTTATTGTTATGCCCGCCAAATCCTCTAGTCTTGTGCCGATACAGTGTAGTACCGCTTCGTGGAGGAGGATTTGGATGCAGATAGATAACAGCAGCCCAAAAGTTTAGATTCTCATTCATCCAGTGACTATAATCATGGTGAATCCAATTGATACCATACTTTTCTTCATATCCAATATGATAAGCAGTATTGGTCCAATTGGTTTTCCAGTCTAGAATCTTCTCTCCAGTGATCTCTTGAAAACGCTTTTTAAGATAGTTTTGGTTACTAGGCCAGGGGTTGAAGGCTCTTCGACCTGGATAGTTCCATCTTGTATATCCGTTATTCTCTATTAACCCTGGTTTAAAATTAAGAGTGAGTCCAAATTTTCGGGCTTGGTGAGGATTAGGATAGAAATTGTCTACAATAAAATATTTCACTGTAGTTGATCGAGAACGTCTAGACCTCCTTCAATTTTTGCAAGGTACTCTTTATGCTTCTCGACTTCTCCTTGAGCAATTGCCAGCTTTCGCTGAGTATCTGTCATTTGATTTTCTAGTACCTTTCTCATTACTGAGAGTTGATCTACTAGCTTAATGTCTGGAGCCATCACTCCATACATTTCATTATCTTTCGCCATTATTCAATCTCCAGGCGCTCATTAATTGCTGATAACCGTTTTTCTTAATAAGTTTCAGAGGACGACGAAGCTGCACTTTTTGTAGCGCAGTCTCAAACCATTCGGCTCTTTGTTCATCTGTCCATTCAACGGGAAGCAAAGCACGATGGCCTTTGTACTCGTAAGCGCGCATTCCGTCTACTTCTGTTGTATTAAACTTATCCATAATAAGTTAGAAACCTCTCCTTCCCTACGGTGTCTCACGACAAGCTGCGGGCATACTTTCTTTAAGGTGAAAACTCTTCATCTGAAAGTTAGGCTGTCTGTTAATAGCTTAACCAGCGTTCACACGCCTAGCGGTTAAGTAAATAGAGTTAGTCATCCAAAAAGTCAGTTCACTTACGGAGAGGTTTCTCCAAAGTGTTTTCTTCTGACTGTATATATTGTACCAAAACAATGAGATTTTGTCAAGAACTATTTTTGAGAACTCTTTGAACTTCTTCTTCGATTCCGCTGGTATAATCGAGCCAGGGCATTCTTTTTTGTGGTCTACCTTTTACCCAGTCAGGACTTTCGTTAAAATGAAACGAGATAGAAATACGAGGGCTAAGAGTTTGTACTTTATGATACAGTTTTTTAGGAAGATAGAGAAGATCGCCATCGTCTAGATCAATTACTTGTTTCAGGGTAGCCTCTTGAGGTTTGCATTCGTGCTGAAATTCATTATAAATAAACCAGCGAACTTTTCCACTCACATGAAACAAAAAATTATCTGTGCCATCGGCATGAATCGGAAAACAATCCGCATCTGCCTTACTCGAACAATATAAATTTGCCTGCCCTATACCATAGTACCGCTCAAATTCTTCACATTGAGTCCAAAGTGTTTCATTTAGAAACTCGCTGAGGGTCAGAATAAAAGAACAACCTCTCCACCACGCTCCATGAATAGCTTTTAGCTCTACTTTACGACGAGCCTTTTTATGGCAGTAACGACCGCCTTTTCCTTCCATGTTGACAATTTGAAGTTGGGGCATTCGCTTATGCCCGTTTCTTCCGTCGCCATTCAAATAAATTTCTAGCTCTCGCCAGGAAAAGTGATTTGCAAAACGAGGTTCTTCACTTCGGGCAATAAAATACTTTTTGCCTTTGTACTCGTCTAGGAATTCTTCCATCGGCATAGGAAGAAGCTCTTCAAAAGGAATTGCATAACTTTTTGTCATTTAAACCATACCACCAATGAATGTCGTACTCCCTGAGTTACAGGAGTAACTTGATGCCGAAGATCGCTAGGAAATATTATAGCATCTTGTTGCTTGAGAAAAACAGGACCAATATTTTCAAACTCTAGGTCTCCGCCTTTGAACTTATGGGGAGACGAGATAAGTGCAGACATACTCCACTTTCTCTGAGTAAGAGAAGCATCGTCATGATGCCACTTGTAATAATGGCCTTCTTCATATGTACTTACCTGAAATATTTCTGCCTCTACTTCTCCGTACCCTAGCTCTCGCATCCAGTTTTCAAGAAATTGAAAGTAAATACGCGTGCTGGGGCCTAGCTTCGCATAGCGGCAGAGTGAGATACGATGCTCTGTGATGGACATTCGACCCTTTCCATCACCCGTTAGGGCTTGAACTGGAAGATATGTTTCCAGTATTTCTTCTGCCCATTCGTATAGAAAATCAGGTAATCTTACAGTTTTTGGGGATCGCTGATCCATGCTACCTCCTGGGCATACCTCCAAAGCACTTCCATAATATCCTGTCTAGGATGCGTTGATCTCCCGTGGGGGCTGTAGATAGGGTGCCAAGGTTGCGTACTTAACGCTGTAAAATGTACTTGTTTAATTTGTTCTAGAGGAAGCATTTGCTGCTTATCCCTATCGAAAACGGGAGGCAAGTGAGAAGTATTATGTCCATCAAACGAATTCCAAACAGGGTCAAGCTGCTTTACAAAAGGTAGGGACTTTTGTCTAAATGGTTGGCCCAATCCTTCAAAGAAAGGCCACTTGTAAGTTCCTTTTTCTTTTGCAATTTCGCTTATCGGCGCCATGTGGCCTTTCGCTTTTTCGCAATCCATCAATACTACGCTATCTGCCCACCAGCCTCTTTCATAGGGTGTGTTCTTCCATTTAGAGCCATTTGCCATAAAGGTATCCCATACCATACCAAAAGGCTTCCCTTCTAGATCAGTTTCCCAAAGCTCCTTAATATCACTAAGGTTCATTTGGTCTACGTCAGTGTAAATAGCTCTGCCTTTAAAGCCACATAGCTCAGGAATTGCATATCTAAAACAAGTAAAAGGAGTACCCCAGCCCCATCTATCCCAATCTGGGAACTTTTTAGGCCGTAGAAAAGTAATATCTAGGTCAGATTTAGTATTTCTAAATAGGCTATAAAGATAGATCTTTTCAATCCAAGTATCTTCATCATTACTTGTGCCAATAAAAATTTTAATCTTTGACATCTTCTTCGCCCATTTCAAAATAAAAAAACTTAGTTCCAGGCTTTAAATTAAGTACTGTAGTTTTGGTATTTCCAAATTGATATAATTTATTTTCTGGAATAATACAGGTTAGTTTTCGTTCTTTCCACTTATAAAGAACAGGGTCATGGATAGAAAGCGCACGAAGGGCTTTATGAATACCGTCTTTAGTAGTCACTAAAAAAGAATCTTTTGCATCTAGAAAAATGAATCCATATGTGCTCTTAGTATACGTTCCAAGAGGTAATGCAAAAGATGCCTCGTCAGCTTCACAATAGCACAGAAAGGTAATAAATTCTTTTTTAGTGGCGCGTCTAATAATCGAGAAGATTTCCTCCCGTCTTTCTCGCCAAAAAGGAGCAGTAGAGTTATATGGAGGACTCATTAATTCATAAAAATGATAGGTAGGAGTGCGAGGAAAACGCCAGTTTCTAGCAGCATTCATAAAGCTCGTGGCATCCTTTGCCAAATCTTTAAATACTTGTTCCATCAATAACCTCTGATTGATAACATTGCACTGTGCGCCCAATGAATATCAGGTACAATAATAGCAGAAATACTTGAAAATCCTAATGATCTAGCCGCAGTAATTCTTTGGCCTCCAGTGAAGGCTAGCCAAGGGGCTGCTTTGTGATAAGGTAAAATAAGGCGGGGAGTTACAAACTCTACCGATTTATCATAGTTTTCTCTTGTATTTTCCAAGAGAATAATAGGAAAAAATAGCCCATAGATTTTTAGACTATGGGCTACTGTTTCATATCCTGGCTGATCTTCCCGCTCTGCAACGGGGATTGCAATATCCGCCATTTCAATATTCTGTACTATAAAGTTTTCTTCTAGCAAGTCTCCTTCTTTCCAGAAGAAGGTCTGAACCGTATCAGCTTGCTTCGCTTTCAATAAACTCAATTACTTTCTCCGCCATTTTACCATATCGAGGGGGAATTGCAAAATCAATAACCATTCTGGGAGCAGGTCCCGTATTTCTATCACACATCCAGTTATTACCTGTATATGTAGAAAAGATACAAGTCCAGCCAGGATTGTCTGCTAACTTAATTTGTCTTTCATCTTCTCTAAAAAGAGTGTATCCGCTTCCGCGATTATGAATAAATCTTAGAGAGTGATGCGGTTTATTTTTATTATTGTGCCAGCCAGTAAACCCTACTTTGGGAGGCATCACAGTAAGAGTATCTAAATACCAAGCTGTGTGTGCTCCACCAGGAATTCCTGCCTTAAATGTTTCTTTCAAAAAGTGTTTTACTGTTTGAAAGTCAGTTTTATCATGCTTAATTGTAGTGCCCTGAAAAGCTCTAAAGCCCATCATAGGAGCACCAGCAGTAGCAGCAGAAAAATCTGTATAATTATGTTCTTCTGGAACTCCACTAAACAAAGGATCGGCTTTTAACTCTGCTAATCTAGCATAGGTCACTACAGGAGCAGGAGAGCTAGAAAATCTGTGCGGTAGTTTATAAAAAGCACTCGCAAAAGTATCTAGCTTATAAAGCATTCTATTGTTGTTTAGTTGAATCTTCCGGGTCGCTGACATTTGTGACAGTCCGATAGTATACGATCACTTCCTTCATTTCTAGAATGTAGCGTCGTAACTCTTGCATATTATATGCCATCAATTCGTAGTCAGGAATAGTCATTGCAGTGAACACTAACTGCCCTGATTCTTTTTGTACTCTATCTAGAAACTCATCGAGATTAGCTTCCGATACTACATACCAATACGGCTCTTTTAAATCAATTTCCTTCGGAAGTATCGGTTGCTTGATTTTCATTTGCACCGGCTTTGTTATTATCTTTATTTCCGGTGTTTTCGGCCTTAGAAAGCTGCAACCCGTCATCGAGACGATCAACATCCCTAGAATCATTTTCGATGCTATCGAATACTTGTTTTGTACCATTGTTTACTCGTTTCTCTATCAAGCCAGGCTTTGCAGCAGCTAATTTACTTAGGTTATGACGCGCGAATATGTCCAAGTAACGACTCATTTCAGCCTGAATTTCGTTGCTTCGGCGCCGCATCTCGTCTAACGCTTCGGTTTGTGTTTCTCGTGCTTCCTCAAGGGCGTTAATTGTCTCCTCCTGCTGTGCCATTCCAAAGCGGAGAGCATCTGTTTCTGCTCTCAACGCTTGGTTTTCATTAAAGAAATAATAGCACGCAGCTCCCAAAACGATTGTAACGCCCCCAAGAATTTGCCACATTATACAGCTTCCAATCTCACCATCAAGCGCTCGGCTCGATTAGTTACTTGTCGATACCAGCGAGAGTCTCTACCTTCTACTGCGGCTTCTTTCCAGTCACCTGCTTCTAGAGCAGCATTGAACTTCTTAAAGCCGGAGAGGCGAGGACGTCCCATATTGAACATCATATTAACCACGACCTCTTGGACTTCGGCTGGGAACGCTTCAAAATCAGATCCGTATAGTCGATGACATTCTCCAATTGCGGTGTCAAGGTCGTGCTCGAAGGCTTGCCAGACTCTTTCTTCAGAAACCGGCGTGCCCACAGGTGCTTCAAACTCTGGGTCAGCGTCAGTGATAAGATGGCCCACCCCGAACGTAGGGAGGTCCAAGTGATCGAGATATACTTCATACTTGACTCCTTCGTCTACCTTGAGTTGCTCAAAAACTGCTTCTCTATTCATAATTTTTATACTTTAGCTTGCCGCGCTTCATTGCCTTTTTACGGTCAACGTAAACTTTTGCCTTGTTGAACTTGCGGCTGAACTTTGCGACGGGATTCTTCATGTTTTCTCTTTAGCTCCTCTTCAGCACACTTCATTGAGCAATGCTGTATGTTTCCTACTGTAATAACTAATCGAAACTCTCTACCACAGTTAGTGCAATTACGATACATATTATCTCCAATGAAGTGAGGGGGCGAGAGTGCCCCCTCGGAGGGTAAATAACTAACTTCGTTTAGGGTCCAGGAGCAGGTCCGGAAATTAAGAACAAAGAGGTGGTCGAATGACCGTCTGCTAAGTTCTTGGAGTAGATATTGGATCACCTCCTTCGAGCTTCGCTTGCTGCTGGTACAGCCCAAAATGTTCGCTCTTCTGCCCTTAACTACAAAAAAAGAGTGGACCAGGAACCCCCAATCCACTCTCAAATTATATCAAAATTTGGACCTCATGTCAAGAACTATTTTTAATCTTCATATTCTATGAGCTTCTCTTTCCGCAAATATTCAAGTGTTCGCAGAATCCCAAATCGAAGCCCAACATGATACCCAGCTATTCCACAAAATGCGCATACTACAATCCATTGAGGTAAATTCATCGACCAATTTTCTTAATATCGTCTAGTGGGATCACTTGGTAGGCACCTTTGTTGTAGGGAATACTAATCGTATAATTACTACTTACTTCTTTCTTATAGCTTGTATTCTCTGGCGTACTAAGAGTCTCCGCTTGGCGACTTTGGTACTGACGATTCTCCGCCATTCGACTTTGGGCGTAAGAATTGGTGGGCACGCGTAAAGTCGACAATGAACTCCGCTGGCGTGAGCGTCGAGAACGGGTCGTCGAGCGGATTCGTCGTCCACTCGTAGTGTGCTTCAAGCTCCCATGTATAATCATTCATCTTCATCCTCTATATAGAAATAACGACACGGAACGTGTGAAAACTGCCTTGCCCACTTAATTACTTCAGTGTTCGGATAGCCATTGAAGATTAGCCACATATCTACGTCTTCCACATCCTCTGGAATTGCTTTTGGAAATCCAAAGCGCCATCCATCAGGCGGATCAATCATTTTAACAGCCATTTTAACTCCTTACCCCCTCAATTTGGCGGTCGTGATAGGACTCGAACCTATAACCTACGGCTTAGAAGGCCGTTGCACTATCCATTGTGCTACACGACCCTAACAGTAGCGAAGATACGTTGAAAGCAGATAGCGAGGAGTGTCTCCCATAACTGCACTGTGTGGATACATCCACATCGGCGGAAAGAGGACCATCGTACCCGCTTGGGCTTGGATAAACGTATCTCCGAATTGTGTGCCGCCAGAGTTATTCAAATACACAAAAGCGGCTAGAAATCTGTCACTTGACGACTTATTCATAACATCAGTGTGTTCTACAAACATTCCGTCAGTCTCGTATCGCTTGATACGATAGCTTTCGTAGCAATACTTGCCGGGGAAGAAAACAAACTTTTGACGCTGAATGGTATCTTTGAATCGCTCATGCACTGTTACCTGAGGAAACCGAGCGTTGGGAGTGCTGAGATCCACTTGAGTGAATCGCATTCCAGGGCGATCATACTTAGTCTTGTGCGGGCTAGTCTCATAAGCCTCAATAATCAATTGGCACAAGTGCTCTGTAAAGACATGCTTAATGACCAGTGGAAAATTGTTCATAGATTGTCATCAAATTGTAATAATTTTTTGGTATAATAAAAAAATCCCCAGAAGATATATATTATATCAAACTGGGGAAATGAAGTCAAGAACTGTTTTCAGTTAATTAGCTGCGAACCAGAGTCTGTACTCTACATTCAGTAGCTCTGTTGTTTTGATCTGTCTTGTAGTGAAAGTAAGAACCTTCTTTGACTACTTGTCTCTTAAAGAGTAGATGAATTACTTGAGCATCAATTTTACAATCGGGGGTGAGAGTCCATTGTCCGTTGATCTCAAAAGTGTTATCTTTCTTTTCTACCTCAGAAATCTCCTGCACTGGTATATTTGCTAGAGCAGGAGAACTGAGCAATAATAATAGTAAAAGTCTCATAGGCTTCTCCTGAGCCTGTCCTTGACTTCATATATTACTATATCAGACTTTGAGAAAAATGTCAAGACTTATTTTTTGGTAGGTAGGAAAAAAGTTCCTATACAAATTTAAAAGTGAGGGAGTCGACCTTTCGATCCTTATCCTCATTATCTGCCTGCTGTACACACAGGACTTACAAACTCAGTTTCTAGGCCACTCCACAAAGGTAAACCACGTCTTTGGGCATTTTCCCTACTTTATTCTAAGTAGGCGCCGCAGTGTGCATCGTTGAGAGGCAGGGCGGGCTCTATAAATGTGTTTTAAGAAGCAGTTCAGAGTAGCGAACTCTGCTTGCCGTCATCACCCTAACTAGGATCCGTGTCCTCAGCAGGCGATCAATCCTGCTTTACCTAGT